ATACCAGTTGCTGTGCACATCCCCTAGAGAGTTTCAGGAAAAATTCAACAAACTCTCTGGAATCTTAAATAAGGAACAGGCAAAGCTGATTTTTGCAGATGAACCGGATAAATATTTTATCGGGACGAAATCAAGTGTAGGAGATGTGGAGCCAGGCAGATTGAACGTAAAAAGCGAATTTACTTTTTATTGTTGTGATCCACGGAAATATTCTGCAGCGGAAAAATCGTTTACTGCCCATCAGGAAAGCGGATATCAGACGCTTACTATTGTAAATGGTGGTACAGGATCCGTTCCGGTAAGCTACGATATCACTCACAACCATGAAAATGGATTTATTGGGATTGCCAGTAAATACGGTGCAATACAACTCGGCAAGATCGAAGAAGCAGACGGCGAAGACTATAAGGCGTCAGAGATACTGTCAGAGGGGTATAGCCTGTTTCAAGACGATCACGGCACCTCTTATCAGAATCCAGAGAATACCACACAGGGGACGCTTGAAGTAAGGAATGTTGCCGGATATAACGTGATGGCATTAAAAGGTGGACAAGCCACATCTGGATACTGGAACGGCGGAATGAGAACACTTACTATCCCGGTTGACAGCGAGGGCAGACGTGGGGCAAAGAACTTTTACTGTTACACGCAGCACTGGTTCGAGACTGGATTGATGGGACAGACGGGAGCACAGACTAGTGCGTTTCTTACAGGGAAAAATGAAGTGATCTGCTCTATGTCTATTAACAAGAGTGATACGGTTGGTAATACGGCGCATGTGGACTGGTTCGCACCACAAAACAAGAAGATCAAGACACTGGATTTCCAGCCGACAGCTTATGAGGGAAACCCGTTTAATTTAAAGATGGGTGGCGGGCATAATGATTTTTTAAAAGAAGGGGATCGGTTGCGTATTTTCTGGTATGGGCAGTACTATTACTTCACTATCCCGGAAATCAAGGACATGGCGTGCGAGAAGATACAGGTCTGGATCGGGCAGTGGGGAAGTAGAGATCTTGGAAATCAGCTGGTTACGCACAATTATTTAAAAAGTATCTGGTTCCGCAAGGATAACGTGGAAAAATACAGAGATGTGCCGAACCGGTATAAGTCCGGAGATGTGGTCTATATTGATGGAAATGATACAGCGGTTTATGTAAACGGGATGAAGCGGATGGAAGATGAAATCCGAGGAAGTAAGCATTTTCTGGTGCCGCCGGGAGAGACGGAGATCCAGTTCTCCTACTCGGCATTTAGCAGTCCTCCACCAACGATTAAAGCCAAAATAAGGGAGGCGTATTTATAATGAATGAAATCAGAATTGCCGTACTGAATCCACATGACAGGGTGCTTGCATTTTTGGATAACACCCATCGAAACTCTATGCATTATTGGAGTGACGAACTCCATGAATATCTGCAGGGGACAGCGAATACTTACACATTTACGGTAAGTTCCAAGCATGAGGATGCGGTGTATATCGTAGAAGGGAATAAAGTAGCCTTTGTATATAACGGAAAAGACTACTATCTGAATATCGTACATGTGGAAAAGGATGAATTTACAGTTACTGCGACAGCATGGTCTTTAAGCTTCGAATTGATCAACGAGAATGTTGGGGCATACAAATCTGAAAGCGCAATGAGCTTTGAGGAATATGTAACTGCCTTTGATCCGGAACGTACCGTGCGGATCGGGATCAATGAAGTGTCAGATAAGCGGATTTCAAACGAATGGACAGGTGAGGCAACGGTACTGTCCCGTTTATTTTCCGTGGCGAATGTATTCGATGCGGAGATTGAGTTCCAGACTGTGTTAAATGATGATTATTCACTGAAAGAAATTGTAATGAACGTGTATCGGGAACACTCAGACAATAACACGGGAGTTGGGGAGTTCCGGGGAGATATCAAACTGCGGTACGGGAAAAATGTTACCGGCATCCGGAAGGAATCCAGTATCGAAAATCTGTACACCGGTATCCGTCCAACAGGAAAGGATGGACTGACTATACAGGGAATTGAGAAAGAAGAGCTGGATGAGAACGGTGTAGTAGAGTTTTATACACAAGGTCCAGATATCCGGGCACCACAGGCAAGAGATCGCTTCCCATCGAATCTGATAAACAAAGAAGACGGATACATCTTTATGCCAAAATCCTACGATACGGATAATAAAGACAAGCTGTACAGTATGGCACTATTGGACTTGAAAACAGCATCTGAACCGGTTGTGACTTATGATGTAACGGGGTACTTTGATACTGCTATCGGAGATACCGTGGAGATTGAGGATGAGGAGTACGTTCCTACATTATATTTGAGTGCAAGAGTATCGGAGCAGGTTCGCAGTTTCACGAATCCGCAAGCAAACAAGACGGTATTTACAAACTACAAAGAGCTGACATCGGAAATTTCGGACAGCTTATTACAGAGGATGCAAGACCTTATTAATAAAAATAAGGTTTATACTTGCTCTATCTCAACAAACAATGGCATTATCTTTAAAAATGGCATTGGTAGCACTACTCTGACCGCTTGCGCTTACGATAACGGCGTGGATGTGGCAGACAAGCTACAATTCCGATGGAGCAAGGATGGACATGAGTTTTATGTTGGTAAGAGCGTTACGGTAAATGCTACGGACGTGGATACAAAGGCGGTGTACTCGTTTGAGGCTCTGGAAAATGGGATAAAACGTGGGTATTACGAGGTCACAATCACGGATGTAATGGATGGAGAGGATGGAAAAGACGGGGAACAGGGTCCGCAAGGTGAGAAAGGAGAGCAAGGCGAACAGGGACCTCCGGGTCCACAAGGCGCTCCGGGATTGGATGGTATACAGGGTCCAAAAGGGGATCAGGGAATCCCGGGAAAAGATGGGAGGGACGGAAAAACACAGTACACCCACATCGCCTATGCGAACAGCGCAGACGGTAGGACAGATTTTTCCGTGTCCGACAGTAATAGGGAATATATCGGAATGTATGTCGATTTTATTCCGAACGACAGCACAGACCCAACAAAATACGCATGGAGCAAGATCAAAGGCGCAAACGGGGAAAACGGAACACCCGGAAAGCCGGGAGCTGATGGAAAGACCACGTATCTACATATCGCCTATGCAAACAGCGCAGATGGCAAGACGGGATTTTCCACCACGGATGGTACAAATAAGCTCTATATCGGGCAGTATACAGATTATACACAGGCAGATAGTACAGATGCTGCGAAGTATACATGGACAAAGATCAAAGGCGAACAGGGGGAACGTGGTCCACAGGGAGTTCCCGGTCTGCAAGGGGTACAAGGTCCTAAAGGTGAACAGGGAATACAGGGACCTCAAGGAAATACAGGTGCTACTGGACCGCAGGGACCAGCCGGACAGTCCACCTATTTTCATATTAAGTATTCCTCAGTTGCGAATCCTACATCAAGTAGCCAGATGACGGAAACGCCGTCTACATACATTGGTACTTACGTAGATTTTACGCAAGCAGATAGCGAAGATCCAAAGAAATATGCCTGGTCACGCTTCCAGGGAGTGCAAGGACCACAGGGAACGCAGGGGATTCCGGGGACAAATGGCGCACACGGCAAGACAAGCTATCTTCACATTAAATATTCTAATGATGGAGGAAAAACGTTTACCGGAAACAGCGGAGAAGATGTAGGAACGTATATTGGTACTTGCGTGGATTACAATCAGTCCGATCCTGCAAGTGTTGGATCTTATAAGTGGGCGAAGATTAAAGGAGAACAAGGTGCGACAGGACCACAAGGAGCAACGGGACCACAGGGGCCGGCGGGGGCATCTGGAAGAGGGATAAAAACTATTACGGAATATTATTTGATTTCTTCCGCAAAAACAGGAATTACAACGGCGTTAAGCGGTTGGAGTACATCAATTCCTACGATGACAGCAACAAATAAATACTTGTGGAACTATGAAAAATTTACGTTTACAGATAATACGACAGCGACCACTACGCCAAAAATAATCGGGATATACGGAGAC